TAAAAGAACTTCATAATGAAAATTATTATAGAATTTGTTTAGATTATAATTTAAATCAAAATCAAGAATTGCTTTTATCTTTAAATGATGAAGAAAAAGAAAAAAGTGAATTTCTAATAAATGCTATTTGTGCCGTTGGATGCCCTAATCGTAAAAAGCATTACGCTTTTAATGGAGAAAGTAGTTTAACATATGGAAAATCTTATTAGTTAAATTTTTGCAATATTCCAGGCGACAATTTATACCCATATGATTATACTAAACCTATTTAGTTAACGCCAGAACAAATTAGAGATTGGTATGCACCTAATGGATTTTCACATTTTAAATTAGAAGGGCGCACATTTTCTTATTCCTGCCATAGCGCAAATTTAGTTAAATATATGGTAAAACCTGAATATCAATTATATATATTAACTCAGATTTGTGAATGTATTTCTAGAAATCAATTTGAAAGAATAAAAATGTTATGAGTTTTGAAAATAAATTTAAAGAAAGAAAACCTAATGAAACAATTAATTTACTATACAATTTTTTTCAAGGAAAAAATTGTATAGTAAAAAAAGTACATGAGGTTAAAAGTGAAGTAGATACTTATAGTTGTGTTTTTAAATTATTTTATAGAAATATATGTATTTTAAAAACTAGTGGAAAAGGTTTAAGTAAAGAATTAGCTGAAGCTTCTGGATTATCTGAATTATATGAAAGATTTTGTAATCTTTATTATTTATAGGGATAGAATTATTTCTTTACAAAAGAATATTTAAAAAAGAAAAATAATTATAAAATATTAACCTATGAAGAAGCTATGCCATTTAGTTTTGTAAAGGAGCATTTTAATAGTATTTCTAATCATCCAAAAAAATTTTTAGATTAGATAGTTGATAATTAGTATATTGGATATGAATATACTAATTTAGAAGATAATTCAAAAATTTATATTGACCATAGATTAATGGAACGAATTACAACTTCTAATGGGATGGCCGCAGGCAATACACTTGAAGAAGCTATCAATCAAGGAATGTCTGAAATTTTTGAAAGATATGTGTTTTTTGAATTTTATAAAAATAAAATTGATAAATATTTTATATTAGAAAAAGATGATATACAAAATAATAAATTAAAAAATATTATTGAAAAAATTGAAAATAATAATAATAAAATATTTTTTATTGATTTTTCTTATAATTTTAATTTACCAGTAATTGGATGCGTATGTATTAATCGAGATACTAATAGTATTCTTTGTAACTTTGGTAGTTTTTTATATGTTGATATTGCTATTGAAAGAACTTTAACAGAATTATATCAAGGTATGCATGAATTAAATATGATGGAAAAATCTTGGCTGCCATATCCTAAAGATTTTTTTGTTTTACGTTTTCGTGGAAAAGGGCAAATGGGATATTGCGAAAGTGTGCCAGAAAATTTATTTGATTCAAATAATAAAATTTATCCACATAGTTTTAATTATAATATTTTTATAAAAGACAATTTAACTAATAAAGAAATTCTTTAGTTAAATAAAAAAATAGCAAAAGAAAAAAAATTTAATATTTATTTAAAAGATAACAGTTTGACAAATAATTTTTTTGCAATTCATTTAATTTGTGATTAGGTTCATATGATCCATGGACTTACAGATTTTTTTAAGCAACAAGATCCAAAAGATAAAATGATTAAAAATCAAATTAATTTAGATAATATTAATTTAATAAAAGATATACTTTATAGTAATATAACAAGTAAAGAATTAATAAAAAAATATTCTCATTTTTTTACTTATTATAATCAATAGTTAAATAATAATATAATAAATATAAATAAATCAACAACAATAGATAAAAATACACTATTTTTAACAGACTCTATAAAAATGAATAATATTTTAACAATTCTAATTCAAAATAATGATTTAGATATTAAAGATTTATATTCTATTAAAAATACTATTTTTTATCAAAAATTTAAATTATTATATACCATACGAAAATATAAAGAAGAAAATTATAATACAGATTATATTTATAATATACTTTCTCAAGTTGATATAAATATATCTAAAGAATTTATTGATAATTGTTTTAATATTGAATATATAATAGATACTTGTTTTATTCAAATATTAAAATAGTATTATCCTATATTACTAGAAATAATAGATATTTTAACATGATAGATGAACGCTATTTAAAAAATATAGGTAGTTTTATACCAAAAGAAGTTCAAGAAAATTTATTTTCAAAAACTTTTTTAATTATTGGTTGTGGTGGTAATGGAGAATATTTTTCAGATTTTTTATCACGATTAGGAGTTAAAAAAATTATTCTTTTTGATAAAGATAATTTTGAATATTCAAATATTAATCGACAAATATTTTATAATATAAATGAAAATAAAGCTAAAGAAACTGCAAAACAATTAATAAATACAAATCCTAATATAAAAATTGAATATTATGAAGATAATTTTAACTATAATTATCTTCATAATATTGAAGATATTGATATGATAATTTATTGTGCTGATTATATTTATCCATTAAAAAATGATTTAATAAAATTAATAGAAAAAAATATTCCTATTCTTTTTTAGGGAATTACTAATGATTCTGTTAAAGGAACTATTTTTACTTATAAAAATAAAAAACAATTTATTAATTTTATTGAAAATAATAAATATTGTATTCCAGAAAATTTAAAAAATGTTTCCTAGCCTGCTTTTTTGTGTGCATTAAGCGCAAGCCTTGGATGTATTGAAATAATAAAATACTTTTCAAATATAGCAAATTATCCTATAAATTTTTGGTTTAATTATAAATTTAATTAATAGAAGGGTTAAAATATATGACAAATAGTGAAAATCATTTTAAAGAAAGAAATCCATTAGAAACTATAGAAATAGTAAAAAAATTTTTTAATAATAAAAATTTAAAAATTTACGAAGAAAGTTTTCGAGAAAGTGAAATTGGCACATATAGCAACCGTTTTGAATTAACAACTCAAACAGGTTTAAAAATTTTAGGAGCAAACGGAAAAGGAATGACTCCTGAATATTGTAAAGCAAGTGGGTTGGGAGAGCTATATGAGAGATTTTGTAATTTCTGCATGAATATTAGTAATAATTTTTTTACAAATATTTATTTTTAGCATGATAAGAGATTAAAACAAATGTCATATGAAGAAGCTACTTCTCCAATTTTTTTATAGAAATATTTTAATGCATTATTAAATAATGATCCAAAAAAAATAAAAGAATTTTTATCAATAAGATTTAACAATAAATTTTACGGACGTGAATTTACTAATTTATTTACTAATGAAAAAAAATATTTTGAAATATAGTTAATAGATTTAGCTTGTACTAGTGTGGGTTTAGCAGCAGGGAATACATTTAATGAAGCTTTAAATCAAGCTATGAGTGAATGGTGCGAAAAGCTTCTTTAGAGAAGATTTTACTCTAAACCTCAAGAAAAATATTATTGCATTGATTTTAATACAATTAGTAATTAGAAAATAAAAGATTGGATTAATAATATCCAAAAATTAGGGTACAAATTTTATATTGTTGATTTATCATATAATTTTAATATGCCAGTTTTAATGTCTGTTTTGGTAAATGATAAAGAACAAAATATTACTATTAATTTTGGCTCTTTTCCTGTTATTGATATAGCCTTAGAAAGAATTATTACAGAACTTTATTAGGGGATTGCTTCTTTTAAAGATTTTCCAAATCCAACATTAATACCTTTTAGAGATATTGAAGTTGAAGATATATTACGAACAAACCATTCAAGTCACGCGCATATGAGAACATTTCCAGAAGATTTTTTTAATAAAATTGAATATACTAGTTATAATAAAAATATTTTTTTAGAAGGTTCTTATGAAAATAAATTTTTAACAAATTATCTTTTAGATATTTATAAAAAATTAAATTATTCTGTTTATTATTGTGATCAATCACAAATGGATGAATTATATGCAATTAGAATATTAGTCCCAGAAGAAAATATTAGAGATGATATGATGACTCAATTCGCTAGATATGATATGACAAATATTTATAATTTTAGCAAAGGCAATTATTCTTTTATAAAAATGATTCAAGAAAATATAGATAATAATATTTTAATAGATTTTTATAAAAATAATTGCTTAAATATATTAGATCATTTTGAAAATGTAGAAAAAAACTTTTTAGCAGATTTAACTATCCCAGATATGTTATCTCCTACTGGATTAAATTTTAAAGGTTCATTAAATACTTTCTTTTAGGATTTATATCATAATCCAAGTATGACAGATTATACTATTGGAATAAATTCTCCTACAATCTTTTATTCTTATATAAAAAAATATTTAAATTTAAAAGTTTATATTAATTGTAGGAAATATTCTAAAGAAGAAATAAAAAAATTCTTCAAATTATTTGGAGATGAAATTACAGATAAAGATTTCATTAATATAAATAATTTTGATTATTTATTTGAACACATATATCTTATTCCTATAAAAAAATTTATTTTTTCTAAAGAATATACTGATTTAGTTTTAACCATAGCCGGTCTCACTTGATTTTTAAAAAAAAATATGTTATAATATATATAGAAAAAGAAAATTGAGAAAGTGAGATTTTAAATTGAAAGACGAATTTTTAAATTTTGTAGAAACTTTGATTAAAGAAAATCCAGATAGAGCAAAAGAATTAATGACAGATAATATAATTGCTTATCTCAATATTCTTAAAGAAGTAAAAGAAGAAAAACCTCTTATTACTGAAAATGGAAAGAAAATTTTGGAATTTCTCCAAGAGAATGAAGATGTTAAATGTTGGAAAGCAAAAGATATCGCGGACCAGCTTGGCGTCTCATCTAGAGGAGTGTCAGGATCTTTGCGCAAATTAGTAACAGATGGTTTTTGTGAAAAATTGGGAAAAGAACCAACTATTTATTCATTGACAGAAAAAGGAAAGAATTTTAAAGGAGAATAATTTAACATGTTAAAAGTAAAAAATAATACACATATTGAAGGTGTTCTTTACCAGCATGCTCTTTAGCTTAAAGTAAGCGGTGAAAAGAGCAAGAATCCTGGCACATAGTTTATTAATGGAACTATTGATATTGCAACAGATGATGCAATGACAAATATTGTCACAGTTCATTTTTCTTATGTAACTCCGACATACACAAGATCAGGTAGCCCTAATGCAACATTTAATGCGCTTCAGAATATTATTAATGGTGTAACATGTAATGTTATGGAGCATGGCGCAGACCGTGCGGCAAAGATTAGAATTGACTCACAGATTGGTGTAAATGAGTTTTATTCTAATAGAAATGGCACAGAAGAACTTGTTAGTGTAAAGCGTAATGAAGGCGGGTTTGTGCATATTGTACAGACAATTGCGGCAAGTGAAGGACTACGTGATACTTTTGAAGTAGATACAATTATTACAAAGACTCGTAGAGTTGAAGCAGATGAAGAAAGAAATCGCGAAGAACGTCTAATTGTTTCTGGTTATGTTTTTGACTTTAGAAATGCGCTTCTACCTGTAGATTTCGTCTTGTATAATCCAGAAGGAATGGATCGTTTTGAGGCTCTTGAAGCAAGTGAAAAATCTCCTGTGTTTATTAGAATTAATGGACATTAGGTTAGCAAAGTGGTAACAACTGTTCAAACTCAGGAAAGTTCTGGCGGTTGGGGTGAAAGTTTCGCACAGGAAGTAACTTCAACTCAGCGTGAACTTGTTATTACTGGTATGCATGATCCATATGAATGGGATACTGAAGAAACCATTACAGCAAATGAGTATAAAGAAATGCTTCAGGCTCGTGAGGTAGCAAAGGCAGAAATTAAACAGCGTCAGGATGAATATAATGCATCTCGTGCGCAGACTCAGGCCCCAGCCGCAACAACAGGCGGAGCAAGTGGATTTAATTTCTAAGGAGGGCATATAAATGGCTATTAATCTTCTTGATATTAAACCTCATAAAGTTTCAAGAGATCTTTCAGGATATATTACTTTTATCTATGGGCCTGCCAAGATTGGTAAAACAACCTTGGCAACCTAGATGCCTGGCGCACTTCTTCTTGCTTTTGAAAAAGGATATAATACAATCCCTGGAGTAATTGCGCAGGATGTAACTACTTGGGGTGAAATGAAACAGATCTTTAGAGAATTAAAGAAACCAGAAGTACAGGAAGTTTATAAGACAATTATTATTGATACAGTCGATGTAGCTTGCGATCTTTGTCAAAAATATATTTGCAGTCAGCTTGGCATTGATTAGATGGGTGAAGGCGGCTGGGGCGTAAATAGTTGGCCTCGTTATAAGAAAGAATTTGAAGATGTTTTCCGCGGTCTGACCATGATGGGTTACGCAGTTGTCTTTATTAGTCACTCTAAGTCTGGCGTAGATAAAGATCAGAATGGCCGTGAGTTTGGTTATATTAAACCTACTACTCAGTCTTCTGCCCTTCAGATTATTGAAAACATGGCTGATATTTATGCTTATGCAAGATCTTATGTTGATTCTTCTGGAGAAGAAAAACGTGTTCTTACTCTTAGATCTCCTGCTGGTTCAGGTGTATCTTGTGGTAGTAGATTTAAATATATTGCGGCAGAAGTACCTCTTAATTATGAAGCATTAACAATGGCCATTACAGAAGCTATTGATAAAGAAGCAAAAGAACATAATAATGCTTTTGTAACAAATGACAGAGAAACTGCTCCTATTGTAAAAGATTATGACTTTGATGCTTATATGAAAAAATTTGAGGAATATGTAGGAACACTTATGAGCAAAGATCAAGATTATTACGCTCCTCGTATTACTCAGATTGTTGAAAAATATCTTGGCAAAGGCCGTAAGATGTCTGGTGTAACAAGAGATCAGGCAGAACTTGTATATCTTGTTGTAACAGAAATTGAAGAAGACCTTGTAAATAAGAAGTAAGATAATATAGACCCCTGCACAGACAGGGGTTGATTTTTTTAATTTTTTATGGTATAATAAAAATAAAAAAGGAAAAATATCCAATGGCAACAGTAAAATGTAAATATTGTGGTAAACAATTTGATAGAACAAAATAGCCTTATATCCAAGTTCCATACGGAGAAAAGTCTTTTAGATATGGACATGGAAATTGTTATATTGATGCTGTAAATAAACAAATAGAAAAAGGTCAATATACTATTTGGGATCCAACTACTTCTACAACTTGTTTTTGGTGTCATAAAGCTATTTTTCCTAATCAACCAGACGTGATGGAAATGCCTCAACTAAAAGGCAGATATGTCCATAAGGCTTGCGCAGAAATGCATCCGCAAAATGACGAGGAAGAAATGACAGTCTTTTTAATTGATTTATTTAAATTAAAAGATGACTATATTCTTCCTCGTTATATGAAGCAATTAAGCCAATATGAAAAAGAATATAATTTTACAATGTCTGGTATGTTAAAAGCTTTGAAATATTGGTATAAAGTAAAAGGTAATGCAATTGATCTAAATCGTGGGGTAGGTATTATTCCATATGTGTATAAAAATGCATATGATTATTATTATGCTTTATGGTTAGCAAATCAACAAAATTATCAAATAACAAATTTTAAAGAATATATCCCAAAGGATATAGAGGTCGTAATTAAACCTCCACAAAGAAAAATAGAGAAACAGAAAATGTTTGACTTTTTAGATAAGGATGATGTGAGTGGCTAAGAGCAAATATATTGATGTTCCTGCAATTGTTCAAGTAATAGGATGTGTTTATAAAACTCCTCAACTATTGGATTATAGTGATAAATATACTATAACTGAAGATGATTTTGTTGATGACTTTCATAAAATAGTATTTGGTACAATTTCTAAATTACATGAATTAGGCGCAGAAAAAATTACTTTAAATAGTATAACTGATTATTTAAGCACTCGACCTAAAAGTGAAGCAATCTTCATAAAACAAAAAGGTGAAGAATGGATCAGTAAAGCAACTGAAAATGCAGAAAGCGCATCATTTGATTATTATTATAATCGAATGAAAAAAATGACATTGTTGCGCGCCATGGATATTCATGGAATTGATGTATCTGATATTTATGACCCTGATAATATCATTGATATTAAGAAACGCCAACAGCAAGAAGATTTTGTTGATAATACTTCATTAGAAGGATTAGCGCAAATTATTCAAGATAAAATTGATGATATTAAAGCTACATATGTAGATGGATCATGGGGACAAGCTTATCAGGCTGGAGATGGCATAGAAAGTCTTATTGAAGAATTACAACAGTCTCCAGAAGTTGGTGTACCATTATATGGACCATTGATAAATACAGTAACGAGAGGAGCGCGACTTAAAAAACTTTATTTAAGAAGTGCGGCGACTGGTATTGGTAAATCTCGTAGTATGGTTGCAGATGCTTGCAATATAGGATGTAATCGTTTGTATGATGATACTTTTGGTTGGATAAGAAATGGAACTTCAGAATCAACTTTGTTTATAACAACTGAGCAAGAATTGTCAGAAGTTCAGACAATGATGTTAGCTTTTATATCAGGTGTGAATGAAGAACATATTTTAAATGGACGATATGAAGGCGATGAAAAAGATAGAGTTATTGAAGCCGCAAAACTTTTAAAAGATTCCCCAATATATGTAGAAGTATTGCCAGATTTTTCTTTGCAGGATGTTGAAAATAAAATTAAGAAGAATATAAGAGATCATGATGTAAAATATGTATTCTTTGATTACTTGCACACTAGTCTTAAAATCTTAGAAGAGATAACAAAGCGCGCAGGCGGTGTGAAACTAAGAGAAGATAATGTTCTCTTTATGTTATCTATAAGATTAAAA